CGAACGGGGCGATGTAGTCGCCTTTTTTCATCAGAGACTTGCGCGCCGAACGGATTTTGACCGAGAGGTCACGGCTATACAGGTCATAGACGATGTTCTTCATCGCCATGTCCAGTCCGAGGGTAGCTATCGCCGTCTTGCTATCGTACTGCTCGTTATATTGTGTCAAGACAAAACTAAGAAAAAGAGCAACTATTTTTTAGGTGTTCAATGCAAGGCTCATTTTTAGACACCGGGACAGGTCTTTGAAAGGTGCTGTTACACTCACGCCATCCAATAACCGCTTGAATCCGGTTGTTGCGGACATCTTTCATCATTGCGCTCAATCCGTGTCTGTCCAGTGTCAGACCACTTTTCCCATTATCGCGGTATGTAACGCAATCGCTATACCCGTTTTCAGTCGCGTAGCGCAGCAGGGATTCTTCCTGCTTCGCAATCATGCTGTCGTCACTCAAAGCGACGCGGCAATATATAGCCGTTTTCATGTTCATTCATCCTTTCCTTTGTTTTTTGTTGCCTGTAAAGAATCATAGACCAGATTTCGGAGCTTTTTGATACAGGGCGTGGAGTGCGTTCCCAATAGCCCCACGCCCTCGACACCACAAGCTACAGTTTTCTGCTGTCAGCAAAAGTAAACTTGATTTCTATACGCTCTTCGCTGTATATGAGTATTTTTTCTACGAGCGCCATCATTTCAGGCGTTACCTCTGTCGCGGAAGCAAATGGGCTTACCCGTTCATATTTCTTTTCATTTGAAACGGTATCGCTTTGTTTTTCCAGTTCGTCGGACAGAGATTTTAACTCGGCTTCCGCATTTTCAATCAGATGCGATTGCTCCGCTTTTTTGGCGACATAAAACTCTTTGCTGATTCCGCCGTCTGAATAATCCTCAAACAATTTGGCCTTGTAATTCTTTAACCGTACTACCTCCGAGCTAAAGTATTTTACCCGCTCCGCAAGCGATTCACGATGGGTCGCTAACTGTTTCTTGACTTCACCTATTCCCTTTTGCGCTTCGCAGGCAATGGTGGCTTCGTGTTTAACAACCTCCAAGACAGCTTCTTTCAGTTGGGCTTCGTATAACTTACCCGCAAAGCACGGCTCACGCTGGATCAACCTGTGGGACATACAGACAAAATTCGGGTTTTTCATTCTCGGCCCGCCGTAATATCTCAAAGCATGGCCGCAATGACCGCAGATCACCTTGCCGGAAAAAAGGTTTACATTTACCTTTTTGATTTTCCGCTGCCCATACGGAGGTAAAAGTGATTGGGCTTTATAAAAAGTTTCCTCTGTTATAATTACCGGATGAGCATCCGGCACGGTAATCCAGTCTCTTTCCGGTACGGGAACGCATTTGCGGCTTCCCACGGCGGCGCGTTTCATGCGCCCGGTTATCAGTTTGCCGGTATACCGTTCGTCCCGCAGGATTTTGGACACATTCGCCGCCGTCCAAAACGGCGTTTCGTCTACCCAACGCCCGCGTATGCCCTTATTCGTTCCCGTTTCTCGGCGGCGGGTCAGCGGCGTGGGTACTCCGTCAGCGTTCAGGCGGGACGCGATTCCGCTGGGCATTAGTCCTTCAAGGGCCATATCAAACACACGGCGTATAATCGCTGCGGCAACTTCGTCTATCTCCCAGGCATTTTTTACGGCCTTTGAACGGTTATAGCCGTAAGGCGCCCAACCGCAGACATGTTCGCCCTTCGCGGTTTTCGCCAGCTTACCAGTTTTGCTTTTCACGGACAAATCGCGGCTGTATAAATCATGTATCAGGGTTTTGAACGCCAGTTCCAGCCCGCCCGCGCTGGTCGCCTTGTCATTGCTGTCAAAATGGTCGTTCACCGATAAAAACCGAACGCCGAGGAAAGGGAAAATCTGCTCAAGGTATGTCCCTACCTCTATATAGTTCCTTCCGAAGCGGGAGAAATCCTTGACTGCGATGCTTTGGATTTTTCCGGCTTTGACCTGTTCCAGCATTTCCTTTACTTTCGGGCGCTCGAAGTTTGTACCGCTCCATCCGTCGTCTATAAAAGTCAATACCTTGTTTTTGGATAGTTCGGGGTGGTTTCGCACAAAATCGGTGAGCAAATCCCGTTGATTTTTCACGCTGTTGCTTTCGCCGTCGTTGCCGTCGTCCTGGGAGAGCCGGATGTATAGAGCGGTCGTGGTTTCCGTCATACTGCCGCCCCCATTCCAATTCGGGCGATAAGCGTTTTGCTTGGCGTGTCCATTACATTATCAACAGCGTTATTTGTTCCCGCATATTGACTTAGGGCCTCATACTCATCCCTGAAACGCCAGACAAAATCGCATCTGCCGTTTTCACGGACGATCACCTTTTCGATAAGGGCGTCAACCATTTCCTTTGATAGCTCGTCATGCCCGATAAACCGTTTGAAAGCCTCAATCCATTTGTTTTTGGGCGTCAGGGTTTCGGAACGGGCAATCATTTCTCCTTGCAAGCGTTCAAGTTCGCTCTTTATATCGTCTATCTGCTGCTCATACCGCTGTTTGGAATAAATATAGTCGCTCTCCGAAAGCAGTTTATCGGCGTAGCTCGCGTACAGCGAGGCTTTCAGGTTCGTTATCCGTTTCAAATCCTTTTGCAGAACCGCTATGCGCTCGGATAATACGTCTTTGCCAGCCGCTGCGGAATGTTCCCGGTTCATCCGTTCCACCAGCGCGGATAAATCAACGGCTTTCGCAATTTCTTTCTTTATGGATTGCAAGGCGCTGACATACAGTTCCTTTTCCGAAACGCTCTTGCACGAACAACCCGCGCCGAGCCTCCGGCGCTGGATCGGGCAGAAGAATCGGTCGCCGTACAAATCCGTCCGTGCGCCGTCATACCGCTGGCGTTTCATGGCCGAGCCGCAGTCGCCGCAAAACAAAAGCCCTTTGAACAGATAATCCTCTTTGATAACGTGCTTGCTCTTGTCATAATCCCGGAAAAACGGCCTTGTGTTGGCAATCCGGGCCTGCTGCGCTCTCTCAAAGGTGTCAGCGTCCACAATGGCCTCATGGGTATTTTCTACAATAATCCACTCGGACATGGCCGTATTGCGGATTCTCATATTGTCACAAAGAGCCTGCTTTGTTTTTCCCTGCGTCATATGGCCCAGGTACATGGGGTTGACCGTTATCCCGCGGATTGTGCGGTCGCGCCAGAGATACAGTTTGAACGAGCCTGTCTTTTTTATCTCGCCCCGGTCTACATGGCGCTTCGCGGGGCTTGGTACGCCCATTTCATTCAACCGCCGCGCTATAGCGGGGTCGCTCATGCCCTCCGCTTTCCACTTGAATATGTCACGGACGACAGGCGCGGTTTCCTCGTCGATCACGAGGGTATGATAGTCCTGTTCGGATTTTTTATAGCCGTATATCGGCAGGCCGCCGATATACTCGCCCTTTTTCTGCTTTGTCCGCAGCGAGGAAATAACCTTTTGAGATATATCCTTTGCGTAAACGTCGTTTATCAGGTTTTTCAGAGCCACGATCAGCGCGTCGCTGTTGCTGTTACCGTCCATATTATCAAATCCGTCGTTTACCGATACGAACCTAACCCCCATAAACGGGAAGATTTTCTCGATATACTCGCCGGCCTCGATATAATTTCTCCCAAAACGGGATAAATCCTTGACGCAGACGCAGTTGATACGCCCGGCTTTTATCTCGTCCATCAGGGCGATAAACTGAGGCCGGTCGAAGTTTACCCCGGTCTGGCCGTTGTCGGCGAACACGCCGCGCAGTTTTAGATACGGGTGTTTTTCGATATACTGATTGACGAGATATATTTGGTTTACTATCGAATCGCTGTCCTTGTTGCCGCTGTCCTCCACGGATAAACGGGCGTAAATGGCGGTGTCGTAGACTTTTTCCGTTATTTGAACATCAGTCGCAACATCCGGGCCATTCCTTTTCTTTCGCGCCATTTACATCGCCGTCCTTTCCAAATCCACGGCTGCGCCGGATATGTTAAGGGGGCGGATGTCGTTTACGGTCAGCGCGAAGTTGACGGCGCTCTGGTAGTTATATTGATACCTGAACTGTATGGCGATTCTGTTCCCGTCGTAAACCGTTATGCTGTCGATGAGGGAGACGACGACGGCGCGGGAAAGCT